TAAAGAATCTTACAAGCGTAAGACTCAGCGTGAAAATGTAGCAGGTTCATGGAATGCAGCAACGTTTACAATTGATACTTTTGAACGTGGTAAGGTAGATAAAATTGAGGGGGCTAAGTTAACAACGATTAACACTCGTTACATTGATGAAGCATGGAACGATCACTTTAAGAGTTTGCTAATGAGTAACGAAGTTCAGATTATCGAAGGAGGCAAATCTTATCCAATCAACATCAAAAATACAACATTCGATGTTAAGACAAACTTAAAAGATAAGTTGGTTCAATACTCGTTTACTTACGAATATTCTCACGCTTTAAAGTCTATTATATAATGGTTCAAGTAATTGCATACAGTCAGACAGGGTCTGATCCTACTTACTTAGATTTAGGGCCTTTAAGTATTAAGGCTACCTATTCGAGTAAGGAAATTAAAGACATAACAAGTCAAAAAAGTAACTACACGCACAATATAACGCTACCTTATAGCAAGACCAACAATGATTTCTTTGCACATTTCTACGAAGTGAATGTAGATGGTAGCTTTAGAGCTGATGTAAAAGCCTCTTGCTCTATTTATGTAGATTCAAACCTTCAATTTGAGGGATATTTGCAGCTTCTGAAAGTGGATAACCTAAAGGAAAACTATACAGTCATTTGTTTTGGTGATATTGCAAACTTAGCTACTGAATTAGGTGATTCAAAGCTGAATGATTTAGATTTGTCTAGGTATAATCACCTATTGACACAAGCTAATATTCTTAATAGTTGGTCGGGTGTTACCGATTACATAGGAACACAAGCAGATGGAAACGAGATATTATATCCTATTGTAGATTATGGCTCAGTCTATCATGGTGACACTTTAAATACAGATGCAGGTGCTATTAAGCCAAGAGATTTGAAGCCTTCGATTAAGCTTAAAGCTTTACTTGATGTGATTTTCGAGGATGCAGGATATACAATTAGTTCTATATTTTTAAATAGTACGTTTTTTACTAGCCAATATATGACTTTAGGCGGTGAGGTTGATGGTGCAGTAACGGATAATACAGATGGCTTTAAGGTTGGTATGAATGCAGACCAAACTGTTGCAGCTACAACATTAGTATCTTTTAATAATGAAACTACTAGCGATGGTTTTTATGATGTGAACGGAAACTTTAGCACATCTGCTAAATCTTACACTATTCCAATAGGCGGGGTTTACGGATTCCAAATCCAAGCGGTTGTTGATACAACTGGTAACTCAGGTTGGGAAGGTTCAGGTATAAATTTGTATGTAAATAATGTTTTAGTTACAAGTGATGCGAGTGTTGGTTTAGGTGGTGCTACTGTTGGGCTTGATGTATTTACAGGTAATGTAGGACTACATGAATTGGAAACTAATGATATAATTACTTTTAAGATGTCTGCTAGTGGTTCTGTATCTAAAACATTAAAGGATTCTGCTACAATTGATAGCGTAGTTTACGATTCCTTCGTACAACTTGTATCTGTACCTCCTGCGGTTGAGGGTGGAACAGTAGATTTAGGTTCAGGGAATCAATTACTATCTAAAGATAAACAAGTTGATTTTATCAAGTCTATATTCTCACGTTATAATCTAATCGTTGAAAGTGATAAGACTATTACTAATCAATTGAATATAGAACCAATACAAGATTATAGAGATGCAGGAACTTCTAAAGATTGGACTGATAAATTAGATACTTCTAAGAGCCTATTAATAGAACCTACTAGCAGATTTAGAAAGGATAGTATTAATTTAACTGATTTAGCTGACAAGGATAAGACAGGTGTTGAGTGGTTAGATCAAAAAGGCACAATCTACAATTCATATACATTCCCCTTCTACGGAGATTTCGGAAGTGGAGAACTGAAAGTGCCAACTATCTTTTCAAGCTTTGTTCCTGACAAGATACCTAATAACAGAATGTTTATTACCAAGCATTTTAAATACAATAACGGAGAAGTTGAAGCGGTTACAACTAAGCCAAAGCTATTCTATTACTCAGGACTTAAAAGCTTACCTGCTTCGTCCTATTTCAAGTTGATGAATGAACCTGCTAATACCTATTCAACTAGAACTGCTTATCCGTTTTGCCATCACTATTCAATGGCAGGTTATATGGTTGTATCTACGGATCGCGATATAAGATTTAAAAGTGGAATAGTTAAGTATCAATCTGACCTTGTGCAGACACAAACTGGTAACGATGTCTATAACGATTTCTGGAGTGATTCACTAAATAATATCTATAATAATAGTGCTAGGATTTTGAGTGCTTATTTCTATTTAAACGCTTTAGATATTTCAACTTTCAAATTTAACGATAAGATATTCATTAAGGATTCTTACTATTTAATTAATAAGATAGACAGTTATGCAATGGGGGTAGGTAATTCTACAAAGGTGGAACTTTTAAAGATTGTTGATGCTCCTAATACAGATGTTTGCTCAATAACTCCAGCCTCTTATAATGATGATGGTTCTACTTCATGGGTTGATACAGGAGGCTCAAGCGTTTCCGTAACGGCTAAATGTTGCGAATCTCAAGGTCTTACATATATAAATAATAAATGCTATTGGAAATGATTAACGAAGTGATTAAAGGTATTTGTCAAGGCAAAATAAAACCTAATAAACAGAATGAAATTGCATTTGGCAAGTACGAATATCCTAAGACAATTAAACAAGCTTATAAACAACTGAAAGAGTTATGGCAGAAGAAGTAGTATTAGATTTAGTAGCTAATGACAAAGCATCTAAAGTAGTAAAAGGAACGTCTAAAGAAATTAAAGGAGCAACGACTGAGGCAACTTTAATGAGTGGAGCAATGAACACAGTTAGAGGTGCAATGGTTAAGGTTAAGGCTACTGGAAAATTAATGTTTGGAAGCATTAAGGCAGGGCTTATAAGTACTGGAATCGGTGCGTTTGTGGTTGTGATTGGTTCGTTGGTCGCTTACTTCACGCAGACTAAAAAAGGGGCTGAACTATTAGAGCAAGCATTCGCAGGAATAGGAGCAGCTATTTCAGTTTTAACTGATCGTATTAGTAAGATTGGTGGGGCTATTGCTAAAGTATTTTCAGGTGATTTTAAAGGCGCAGCTGAAGATGTAAAAGGTGCTTTAAGTGGTATAGCTGATGAGATAGTTTCTGAGGTAGATGCTGCGATTAGGCTTAAAGGTGAGCTTCAAGATATTACAGATGCAACGAGAGGCTTTAATATTGAAAAGGCTAAGACAAATCAAGAGATTGCCAAAGCTTTATTGTTAGCAGAAGATGAATCCGCAAGCAATGAAGTAAGATTACAAGCCTTAAAAGATGCTTTAGCTTTAGAAGAAGAAACGACCGAAAAAGAACTAGAACTACAAAGAAGAAGAGTTGCAGCAGTAGAAGAAGAGGTAGGTTTAGGTGAGAGTTTAGAGGAAGACTTGCAACGATTAAACGATGAAAAGATACGTTTGATTGAGTTAGAAACTGCATCAATAAAGCAACGAAAAAAGGTAGTTACTCAGGTAAATGAGTTTGAAAAAAGTATCAATGCCGAAGCGGTTGCACAAGAAAAGGAACGAACTGATGCAAAGATAGAATCGGATAAGATATTAAATGAAGCCGAAGCGGTTAAGCAAGCAAAAAAAATTGAAGAAGATCAAGCAGAGTCTGATAGATTGGCAAAAGTAGAAGAAGATCGAGAAACTGCAATTGATGGTATTACCAATAAGTTTAAGCTTGCAAGAGATGAGAGCGAACTTCAAGCGGTAGAAAGAGAGAAGCAAAAGCAACTTGATGAGCTTGAAAGATTAGGAGCAAGTGAACAAGCTAAGGCGGATGTAAAAGCATTCTTTAGCGATAAGATTATTGGAATTCAGAAAACGCAAGCCGATAAAGAAAAGGCTTTAGAGGTTGCAAAAGTACAAGCAACTAAAGATACCAATAATGCAACATTATCAGCGGTTGGTAGTCTTGCAGGTTCATTAGGTAAACTTGCAGGAGATAACAAAGCTCTTGCAATTGGTGAAGCTACAATATCTACATACTTAGGAGCAACGAAAGCACTAGCAGCAGGAGCAGGAACGCCAATTGGTTTCATAAATGCAGCAGCTATTATAGCAACAGGATTAGCGAATGTAAAAACAATAATCAGCACTGATGTAGGTAGTGGATCAAACGGAACTATTCCAAGTGGTAATTCAGTAGGCGGTAATATTGCGGCCTCAATTCCTGCTGCAACTGGATTAGATGACGTTGTAGGTTCGATTAATAACCAAGCAGAGCAACCATTACAAGCGTATGTAATTAGTCAAGAAGTAACAGATAGTCAAGAGGCACAGGCCTATATTAACAACCAAAGAACACTATAAAATGAAAGTAGTAGAATTTATTATCAACGAACAAGAAGATGATTTCGGAGTATTCGCAATAAGTCTAGTCGACAAACCTGCCACCGAAGAAAACTTTATGTATTTCGCAGAAGACAAGCAAACATTCGCAACAGTTGATTCTGATGAGCGAATAGTGATGGGGGCGGTTATGATCCCAGACTTGGAAATTATGCGATTAGATGAGAAAGGCGATAAGTTTAAATGTTGGTTCTCAAAGGAAACAGTCAAAAGAGTTAGCCAATTATACATGGTTAATTCTAAGCATCAGAATGCAACGCTTGACCATTCACGAACTATTAACGGAGTGACTACAATTGAAACATGGTTGGTTGCGGATTCTAAATTAGACAAGACACAAGCGTTCGGATTAGAGTATCCTGTCGGCACTTGGGTTGCTACTATGAAGATAGACAATGAAGATATATGGCAGAATTATATTAAGGAAGGTGTAGTAAAAGGGTTCAGCGTTGAGGGTTACTTTAACGAAAAGAAGCAGGAACTGAGTGAAGATTCTACTTTAGAAGCTATTAGACAGATTATTATGAAAGACCAAAAGACTACAAAGGCAAAGTAATTATATTTATATAAAAGAAAACTAAATGGAAACATTAAAAAAGATTAAGGTTTTGCTTGGCATGGTTGAAGAACCTACACCAGTAGAACTTGAAGAAGCAAAGGAGCAGATGAAGTTTGAAGAAATCGCTTTAGAGGATGGTACTATTGTTAGTGCTGACGCTTTAGAAGCAGGTTCAGCAGTCTTTATTATGGTCGAAGAAGAAAAGCAACCTCTACCTATTGGTGAATATGCTTTAGCTGATGGTTCTTTATTGGTTGTAACTGAAGAAGGTGTTATTGCCGAAATCAAAGCAGCCGAAGAAAAGAAAGAAGATGAACCAGTCGAAGAGGATATGTCGCAAGACAATTCTAAGCAAGCTTTAGTTGAAGCGGTTGGAATGTTGGAGAAACTAGTAAGCGAATTCGCAGCAATTAAAACTGAGTTCGATTCTTTAAAAGTAAAAGCAGTAGAAGATGCTAAGAAAGTTGAAGAGTTTAGTGCGGTCGGTGAGGGCATCGTTTCAAATCCAGAAGGTAATTTTAAGAAGGTAGAATTAACGCCTTTACAATACAGTAAATTAAGCTCAGTTGAGCGAGTACAATATTCAATTAATAACAGAAATTAAAAAAAGATTATGGCAGATTCGTTAACTAAAGTATATGTTGGTCAAGAGGCAGCAGGCTTTATTTCAGCATCACTATTAAGTGGTGAAACATTGGCAAAAGGAAACATCACTTTGCTTCCTAATGTAGCATTCAAAGTAAATCTAAAGTCTTTTGACTTATCGGCTTCGTCCGTAGTTGATGCAACTTGTGACTTTACAGATGCAGGTGATATTACTTACATTGAAAAGTCTTTAGCTCCTGACAATTTCGGACTAAACAAGCAGATGTGTAAAAAAGATTGGCTTAGTACTTATGCAGGTGCTTCTATGAGAGTTGGTACAGATGGTACTTTACCTGCTAACTTCCAAGAGTATATTATAGGTCACGCAGGAGCGTTAGTTGGTCAAGAGAATGAGAAATCAATCTGGGCAGGTGCAACAGGTAACTCTGGTGAGTTTGATGGTTTCGAAGTTTTAGCAGCAGCAGATTCTACTGTTGTTGATGTAACAGGAACTACTTTATCAGCAGCTAACATTGTTGCAGAATTAGGGAAAGTAAGAGATGCAATATTAGACGCTAATTATGGTCAGGAAGATTTAGGTATCTATATCGGAACGGCTGCAATGAAATTCTACATTTCTGCACAAGCGGCTTTAGGTTACCAAGATCAATTCCATGTTGGAGTAAGTGAAGCTAATTTTGAAGGTACTAAATTGATTCTATGTCCTGGAATGTCTGCAAACAAAATGATTGCAGCACGTAAGTCTAACTTGTTCTTTGCAACTGATTTAGTGAATAACTTAACAGAAGTTAAAGTTATTGATATGACTGAGAATGACGGTTCAGATAACGTAAGATTGGTGATGAAGTGGAATGCTGGTGTAGGTTTTGCAACTGGTTCAGATGTTGTTTTATACGCATAATTAACAATTAGAGGGGGTTTAATTACTCCCTCTTATTTAAAAAATAAAAAAATATGCCAAGTTTAATAGCAAATGGGAGAGCTTTAGAATCTCGAGATAGTATTGGAGGTATCAGGAACATATACTTTGTGAACAACAATGTAATGGGTGCTTACACGATAGATGCTGATGGTGAATTAGATGACTTGGGGGCTACTAGTTCAGCTTATAAGTACGATCTAAATCCACAGTCTTCTGATTTTGATGAAGCAATTACAGTATCCGAAGAGAATGGCACAGTATTCTACGAGCAAACAATTAATTTAGCTTTACCAAATCTTTCAAAAGATGCGTTAAAGAATCTTAAATTGTTAGCACAAGGTAGATTCCAAATCTTTGTTGAAGATAATAATATTAATGAAACAACAGGCTTTGGTGATTTATACTTAGCAGGTGCTTATAATGGTATGACCATAACAGGTGGTAACGTTGGAAGGGGGAAAGCGTTCGGTGATATGAGCGGTTACAATTTAACTTTAGTGGGTAGAGAGCAACGAGCAGCAATGTCAGTAGCACCTTCTGGAGTTGTAGCTGATACTATTTTCGGAGGGTTGACAACTTCTGGAAACAGACCAACGATAGTAACTTCGTAAATAAATAATACTTTAATATAAAGCCCCTGCGTAAGTAGGGGCTTTTTTTGTGCTTAATTTTTAAGGTATTAACCTAAAAGTTTTAGTACCTTTTACTTCACTATACATCTCAGACCTTATAGTACTACTAAAGTACCCGACATCTTTCAAGTCTAGAATATCTTGTACAGTCATTTCTTTAAATAAAAAATCATCTACGATAAAATTAAATTCATAGTTTAAGTCCTCCACTTGTAGGTAGTAAGAAAATACGCTATCATTAAAAGTCTCAAAATTAGCTTTAAGATTTAACACATCTTTAAGTTCGTATATCATTGAAGCCCTTTCTTCACTGTTTTTAAATTGTATCAATTCCATGTTTTGTTTTTTGTTTCCTACAAAGATAGACAACTTTTCGACATTACCAAATAAAAAGAAAAACAAAACAAGTTTATTTATATTTATATAAAAGAAACATATATTATGCCAACAAATTTAGTAGTACGACAAGGAACAACAGGAGTAGTTGTTACACCTAGCGATTCAACAGATATAACAGGTTCTAACGCGAACACACCTGCAACCTTATTTGTAGGAGTTGGAGGTAATATTGACGTTGTTACTCTTGGCGGTTCAAGGCTCTTGTTAAAAAATATTGCAGATGGATCATTTTTACCAATTCAGGTAGAGAGAGTTAATGCAACGAATACAACTGCAACGGACATAGTAGCTATATTTTAAGGTATGATTAATCTCATACAGAATTCAATAGGTGCTTTAGCTAGAAGGTTGGGCGTCGTAACAAAGAACCTCCAGATGTGGCTTGGCTTTACTAAGGCTGATGTCTTAGGGGTTGAGTTGGTGGTTAATGGGGATTTCGCTACTGATTCTGACTGGACTTACGATATTAACTATTGGAGTATAAGCGGGGGGCGTGCTATATTTAACAACACATCATCGAAAGCGTTTTACCAATCAAAAGTTTTATTATCTTCTAAATCCTATAAGGTATCGTTTGACTACGAAGGAACAGGAGAAGTAGGGTTCTTAGGAACGGCAGGAGGTCTTAACGAGCTAAAAGCGTTTACGTCATACAATCAAGGATATAATTCGTTCGTTATAACCCCTACAACAAGCACTTCTGAGTTTAATATGTGGGGTAATTGGACGGGGGCTTTTTCAATCTCAAACATCTCAGTAAAAGAGGTAGCCCAATTCATCCCAGACAAATCAACCAACACGAACAACGCTAAGTTATTTACTGGTAAGGCTTTGAGTTGTAACGGAAACGATTATGTTGATTTCGGCTCTGATATAAATAGTAATGGTGCTATTTGGACTTGTACAATGTGGTTGAGTGATTATATAGCTAGTGGTAATGCGTTTATGTTAGGTGATGGTTCATTTCAAAATATAGGACTTAAATCTTCGAATGGAAAGGTTTTCTTTAGGAGTTTAGACTCTACTTACAATGAGTTTGATTACTCAGGCTATAGTGATGATGAGTCAGAAGCTAGAAGATTGGTATTCGCTAGTAATGGAACTACTATAAGTTTGTATGTTAATAGTGATTTAATAGATACAATTACACCTAGTACAACCAACCTTAAAGTTAGTAGATTAATGTCAGGTTATAATACAACTCAGTATATGGTTAATGGAACTGTATCCGACTTCCAAATCTACAACGAAGCTTGGAATTCAGACGATGCAGCTTACGACTATGCAAATCCAAACAACTTAGTATTTAACAATTCAGCATCAAGTATTGCTTTATCTAATTTAAAAGGGTACTACGCTTTGTCTGAGGGTAGCGGTTCGATTGCTTACGATAGTGCAACTCCTCTTGGTTCGGAGGAAGTGGTTAATGGAAATTTTGCTACAGATAGTAATTGGACAAAGGGAGCAGGTTGGTCTATTGCAAATGGTACGGCAATACAGTCTGGTGGTACAGGACAATTATTTCAAACAGGTGCTTTAACGGCAGCGAAATCTTACTCTGTTACAGTTACAATAGATAGTATAGCATCAGGAACATCTTTAAAAGTAGTATTAGGCTCAGGTGGTTCTGAACTTGTGTTTTCTAATGTTGGAACTACTACGCTAACAGGAACTGCAGCATTAGATGAGAAACTTTATCTTTTAGGTAGTGGTTCAGGTTTTTCGGCTACTATATCTAACATCTCAGTAAAAGAAGTGTCCGCAGGAACAATTACAGGAGCTACATACGATGACAAACAACCTACTATCCCTCAATTGGGAATGATGGATTGGGCGAAGAGTACACCAGACGGAACTAATGAGGTCACTTTAATAGAAGCACCTAACGATTTAGGTAAAGACATTTTAGGTAACGCTTTAAGGTTAAGAGATGGTGGATTCAATTTAGATGGGAGTGGTTACGGTGAAGTTGCTGATGATTCTACGGTAAATCCAACAACAGCTATTACAGTACAATGTTGGATTCAATCCAATACGGAAAGCAATAAAGGTTTAGTCGCTAAATGGACGAATGCCGAAAAAGATTATATGTTACTTAAAACAACATCAAAATTTAAGTTTTATATAGGAGCAAATAATGGGGAAAGTGGCACTATACCTACATCTGGTTGGGTGAATATAGCAGGTACTTATGATGGTGCGAATATTAAAACATATATAGATGGTGTGTTATCTACAACAACACCTACAACAGGCTCAATACCTAATAGTACTAATATATTAGATATAGGTAGATATAATAATAGTCAATATTATTCTGAAAGGATAGACGAGGTTATGGTCTATAACATAGCCTTAACTCAGAAAGAAATAACCAACAACTATAAAGCAGGCTTATCTAAACATTCATAATTATGAAAGGAAATATATTTATATGCCTCAATAAGGCAACGTACAAAGGGTTAATTCCTTCTAAATTAGAAGGCAATTATGCACGAAAAGTTTACGATATAGATAATGATTTAGTTGAGGTATTACCTACAACATTCGAAGAGGTTGCTATTGATAATAGAGTTAAGTTTGGGAATGTTGTAGAGCTTAATATATGTAAAGCTAAATATTATGTAGTTGAACTAGATTGCTCTTGGTTAGGTGGTGAAGTATCTACGTTGTTAGATTTAGGTTCAAAATTGAACTATCCTAGTAATTGCTTAATGACTAATGCAGAAGCTATGGAATTAATTAGAGATAACACAGATGATTAAGATCGATAGATTAAGAGATGTGTATTTAATTACTGCAACTGAGAACGGAGAGATTAAACTACAAACACAAAGGAACGATTATGCTGAGGCTAAAGCTTACGCAAAGGCTCTAGGTAAGAAACATAAATCAAAGGTGAAAGATAATGTTAAAACTGAAAACAGGAGTATTTAATGGGGTTTACTTATCGTTATTAGAGAACTCAACGAATGCGTTTGATAATTACTATTTAATTGTGTTTACGAATCTTCAAACTAGAGTTAGCGAGGGTAGGGTTGCAATTAAGAGTACAGTTAACGAAAGGTCAGTACTATTATATTTTTATGTAAACATTGCTGCAAACCCTAACTTTACAATGCAGGAAAATAGCTTTTTTAAATACGATGTCTATGAACAAACTAGCTCTACCAATACAGATATTACTGACGCTTCTGTTCTTGGTTTACGTGAAACTGGTAAAGCGTGGGTGAATGGCACAAGCGAGGTTGTATATGTAAAAGAACCCGAAGCTAATATTATTAATTCAGTATATTTAAAAACATGAGTTTTAAAGTAATTAATTTTGAATCCATTAATACACCTAAAGCAGTAGAGAACCCTGCAAAGGAATGGGTAGCATACGGAGAAGATAATGACTACTTCACTTACTTAATTGATAGGTGTAATGGTTCAGCGGTTTCGAATGCTATTATAACAAGCGTATCGGATCAGATATACGGCGAGGGTGTAGCTGCAACGGATAGCGACAGGAAACCTTTAGACTTTGCTAAGATGAGAACCATCTTTAAGGGTGAAGATATTAAGCGTGTATGCGGTGACTTGAAAAAGTTAGGAATGGGTGCTTTCAATATCATTTGGAATAAGGGGAGAATAGAAGTGTCTAGGGCTAAGCATATTCCAATGCAGAACCTAAGACCTGAAAAATCAACAGATGGAGAGATAAAAGGTTGGTACTACTCAGACAATTGGAAGGAGTATCGAAAAGACAGATTCAGACCTAAACGAATAGAAACTTTTACGGGTGCAAAGGGTGAGGAATCACAAGTTTTAGTTATAGCTCCATATTCTGCTGGATTCTTTTACTTTAGTCCAGTTGATTATGTTGGGGCTTTGCCTTGGTCAGAAATTGACGAAGAGATAGCGAATTATCATAAGACTAATATACAGAATGGTTTTGCTCCTACAATGTTAGTAAACTTTAATAATGGACTGCCAGAAGAGGAAGAGCAGTTAAAGGTAGAGCGAGCGATTGAAAACAAACTTACAGGTACAGGAGGGAAGAAATGGTTAACAAGTTGGAACGATGACTCATCAACTGCAACGACAATTGAAACAATACCAATTTCAGAAGCTTCTGAGCAATATAAATTTTTATCTGAAGAATCTACACAGAAAATATTAATAGGTCATAAGGTGACAAGTCCTATGCTTTTCGGTATTAAAGATGCTTCAGGATTTGGAAACAATGCAGACGAAATTAAGACGGCATCTCAGCTATTCGACAATACAGTTATAAGACCAAAGCAGAACATGGTAATTGATGCTATTGATAGCGTATTAGCAGTTAATAATATAATTTTGGATTTATACGTTAAAACTATTCAGCCTATTGAGTTTATTGAAACTGAAGATTTAAGTATTGAAGAAGAAGAAAAGGAAACTGGTGTAAAAATGAGTGCAATTCCATTTTTAAGCGATGAGCTAGGTGATGAGTTACTAGATGAATTGGAGTTGATCGGTGAAGAGAACAACCCAGACGAGTGGGAATTGATGAGCGAAGATTTAATTGATACTACTAAAGAAGGTTTCCATCAATTTTCAGACCCGTTAAAGTCAGATGCGAACCCAGACGACAAAAGTATTTATGGTGATGTTGGATTATATAAAGTTCGTTACGCATATACTAAGACATCAAAGAAGACATCTAGTGGTAAATCTAGAAAGTTCTGTGATAGAATGATTGAACTTGCAGGTGGTGGCTTAGAATACAGATTTGAGGATATTGAAAAGATGAGCGACAAAGGAGTGAACGGAAAGTTTGCTCCAAAAGGCTCTAGTTCTTATAGTTTGTTCAAGTATAAGGGCGGAGTCAATTGCTATCATGGCTGGATGCGTAGGATTTACTTCCGTAAAAGAGATAGCAAAGGACGTATAATGAAGAATGAAGGAATGAAGAACGAAAAAAAGGTAGGGAATAATCCATATATTGTACAGAAAGGTTCAGAATCAACTGCTCCTATCGACACACCAAGTAAAGGAAGACTATAATGGCAGCACTATTTTGCGACGAAGACAAATTAAAGAGTTCAACGGCTATAAATTACAACGTTGATACTGCATTTTTATTGCCATTTTTAAAGATAGCACAAGATAAGAATATGCAGGTAATATTAGGAACAGATTTATATGAGAAAATAGAGTCTGAAATTCAAGGTGGTACATTGTCTGGGCATTATAAGAGCTTAGTTGATAATTATATCCAAGACAGTATAATTCACTACGCATTAGTGGAGGCATTGCCATTCATTTCCTTTCAGATTAAGAATGGTTCGGTAACTCAGAAGAACTCAGAGAATGGAACGGCTGCAAGTAAATCGGATTTGAATTGGTTGATCCAAAAAGAGCGAGATACGGCAGAGTTCTATGGTCAAAGAATAGTCGATCATTTATGCGAATATTCTAGTAACTTCCCAGAGTATTCAACAAATTCTGGTTCGGATATGAATCCTATTTCGAATGCTTATAATACAGGATTGAGGATATGAAGTACAATCCAAAACCGAAAAACATAAAGAAATTATTAATATATTTAAGGAGCATCAATGTATAAGGATTTAATAGAAACTAATATAGTTAACACCGCAGCGATAGGAATAAGCGTGTCAGACATTAACGGCATTTTAACGGCAATTGTACTAATTACGGCAGCATTGTATAACATTAAGAAGTTAAGCCATGAGAAGAAGGATTAAGTACTTTGAGCCAAGCGAGTTCGTTTGTGATGGTGTAGAGTGTTACGATAAGATGAGTGATAATTTGTTACTGAGTTTGGAGGCTGCTAGACAAATTGCAGGAATCCCTTTTCACATTAACTCAAGTTATAGAGATAAAGATACTAATGAGCGAGTAGGAGGGAAACCTAACTCAGCCCATACAAGAGGCAACGCAGTTGATATAGCTTGTGCTAATAGTTCAGATAGGTATATAATTTTAGAGGCTTGTATGGCAGTAGGATTCACAAGGGTTGGAATAGCAAAAACATTTATACATATAGATGTAGATCAAGATTTACCTGATAACGTAATTTGGACATATTAATATGACAGGGTTCGAGATAGGAGTAGGATTTTACACAGGCATACTTGTAGGAGTATGGACAGACAAATTTAAAGACGGATACAAAACTTGTTTCTATCTACCATTTATATTCATCGAAATAAATACATATTATGAGTGATTTTTTATTACAGAATTGGAATGCTTTATTGACTGCATTATTAGCATTCGCAGCGGTGGTTGTTGCATTAACACCAACTGAAAAAGATAACAAAGTATTGAGCTACATTAATAGTTTTGTGAGCTTGTTTACTAAAAGGAAAAAGAAATGAACCCAATTTGGGCAAAAGGACTCTTGGCAATAGTGCCTAAAATGTTTACGGATAGCAAAGGTAAATGGAGTTCTAAAAGGACTGTAAGCGGTGTTCTAGTTGTTTCCGTAGTTACTCAGATTGAAACTCATGGTATAACTTGGCAAACCCTTATGTTATCTTTTATTGCAGTTTTGCCACTATGTTTTAGCGTATTCGAAAAAAAGTAGTATATTAGCGTAAAACTTTTATATGTCAAAACGAAACAATAGATTCCGATTAAAGGATGATGAGATCGAAATGGTCAAGAAGCATCGAGCCAACACCTTAGACAACCTTAACGACAATTCCTCACTTGATATACACCTGAAAGAGCGTGGTATTAATAAGAAGGACGTTGTATCTGTTAAGCATTGGCAGAACATGGGCGGGGAACTTAGATTCTCAATCGTTACCAAAGATGGTGAAGGTGGATTTGATGAGGGTGGAATGTTTGAGAGATTAAACGCCTTTATTTCTGAACACGCTCCGAGCTATCCTAAGCCCATTAAAAGCGAAAAAGGCACTCATCTATTAGTAATCAATCCTGCGGACATACACATAGGTAAATATGCCAAATCAGAAGAAACAGGAGAAGAGTATAATTCAGAAATTGCAGTTGCTAGAGTTATAGAAGGCGTGCAAGGCTTAATTGATAAGGCGAAAGGATTTGAAGTTGAAAAGATACTTTTCTGTATCGGCAACGACATACTGCATGTGGATTCCGTTTACAACACTACCACTAAAGGCACAAATCAAGACTGCGATGGGAAATTTTGGGAGCATTTTGAAACGGCTTTAGCTTTGTACGTTAAATGTGTAGAGATGCTTAGAGAGGTCGCTCCAGTAGATTGTGTTCACTCTATGTCTAATCATGATTATATGTCAGGATTCCATCTTGCACACGCGTTAAAGGCTTGGTTTAGGTTAGCTGAAGATGTAAATGTAGATGCAGGTGTATCACATAGAAAATACTACACCTACGGAGCGAATTTAATAGGTTTAGAGCATGGCGATGGAGCTAAGATGGACAACCTTCCGATGTTAATGGCACATGAGCAGCCTAAGCAATGGGCGGAAACTAAATATCGTTATTGGTATCTTCACCATTTACACCACAAAGTTAAGTACAAGTGGAGAGATGCTAAGGACTTCATTGGTGTTACTGTTGAATACCTTAGAAGTCCATCGGCTGCGGATTCTTGGCATTCCAGAAAAGGATTTACTGGAAGCGCAAAGGCGGTTGAAGGTTTTTTGCATTCAAAAACACAAGGTCAGGTTGCAAGGTTAACTCACTTTTTTTAAATTAAAGTAATGATCCACTTCATCATAGAACATATATTAGTTATTGCATTGACAATACTTTTATTTGAGCGATTAATACGTTTATTTTGTTTAATTTTTAAAGATAATTAAAATGAATTTAGAAGAAGAAATTACATACGAAGCTAATTCTAGTAAAAACGTTATTCATAACCTAGTTAAATTAGCGAAAGAATACGCAAAGTTTGAAGTGATAAAAGAACTAGAGCGAATGTCTAATATTCTGTTATTGGAAAACGAACATAAACCAATAGATAAGCGTATAGAAGAATTAAAGCGTAAAGATTAACACATTTTTTCTAGTTGATTATAAGAGAGTTATAGAAATATAGCTCTTTTATTGCACTTAATTAAGCTATTTATTGCCACAATGAAAAGTTTATGTATCTTTGAACCATCGAAAGCAATAAAGCTAAGATAAAAAAAACTACTATTATGAGATATTTATTGATTCAAGAAAATTTCGGTTTAGATACATCAACTGAATACGCAACGCACGAACTTGCAAAGAACGCATTGTATAATAATGTACACTTAGGTAAATCGGCACATATACTAATAGTCACAGGAGATGATAACCCAGTTAACTACAAAATACTATTTAACGAAGTTGTTTATTCAATAGCTAAAAACTAATACTATGAGAAAAAGATTTGAAAAGAACCTAAACGGACACGATGTGTTTATCAACGACCAATGGTTAATGTGGGTAATAGGTAGCGAGAAAAACGCTAAGAAGCAATTAGAACTATATTTAAAAAGCTAAGTTATGAAGAAGAATTATAATACAAAAGAGGTCACAGGTAATATCAATGAGTTAGTAGGGTACTATGTTAGACGATCGGAATGGTTCGATAAGCTTCACGCTAACATGAAAGATAGGATTAAACAAGTAGGTGAAGATAGCGAGATTGGTTTGGAGTTAATAGATTTACTAAAGTCAGTTGATGCGTGGTGGGATCCATCAATGGAAGATCTAAGTAATCTACATTCTCAAGATACCTGCTTTAATTTACGAAAATATGCAGGCGATAAATTAGGTAGATAATCGGATTAAATAAGCTATTAATTAGCATAAGAAGAAAAGAAGTATTATATTTGCATCAAACAAAACAACTAAACTATGAGAACATTACTAGAAAGATTAAAGCCAGAAGTTAGAGATAGGTTAAACTTGTCTTACAAGGACTATCCAGACACTTGTCAGAAGATTGAAAGAGCGTTACACTACAACTATACTATTATTCAATTGAGTATAGACGAGTGTTTAAGTCTGCTATCAATGACAACAAATTATCCGTTATCATTCGAAAATATAGAAACTTTATTTAATGAAAATTAAGATGGGAAAGCTAAAAGAATTATTTTTAAGAAGTAGAGAAAACGTTATGGACGTGGACGATATGAGAATTGAGCAGCTAGATAATGAGTTTGCTAGACATTGCGAACTTAATCAAGAATGGAATGCAGGAGAGCGTTCTCCAGTTACAAGATCAATCCTAGAGTGGGAGCATTTAGGACAACCAATTAGAACTAGATAAGATGGATAGAGATAAGATAGCAGAATTGTACAAGAAGTACGACCTAGCAAAAGACGATGTATTTAAGCATCAGCATTACCTTATAATCACTAGATCTGGTATAGATAAGATACAAGCAGTTGAGGGTATTAAGATAGCTTATGAGGTTATAAGATGCGAACCTAATTTCTGCGTAGTGAAAGCTACAACTAAAGATTTGGAAACATTTGGAAGTGCAATCAAAGGATCTTCTTTTAAAGATGGTAATACTAATTCATTTTATGTGATGGAAATTGCAGAAAAGAGAGCCATGAGCAGGATAGTATTAAAGGTTTGCGGATTCTATCAATTAGGATGTTTCAGTGAAGATGAATCAGAGGACTTTAAAAAGCCATAGATGAACGACAAAGGTAGAGGTTGGAGTCCTCAAACTAAGCTCCAAACATTAATATTTAGCACGTACAACACTAAAAAGGTTGCGTGTCTAAAGATGGATGTTTCACCAACGACACTAAGGCGGTTATTTCTAAACGAAGACCGCTTTAATTTAAACCAATTAAAAACTTTAGCGACAGACAGTAGATTGTCTGTATGCGATATATTAAAACTAATATGAGTTATAAAGAAGAATTATTTGAAAAACTATTAAAGCATTCAGCAGGTATTAATAAGACTTTCGTTGGATCGTTAACAGATGTAGGTAGACAACAGTTTGATGTTGAGGCTAGGAATATGTGTTACCACTACCTAAGAAAACGAGCTTGGGGTTTTACTGAAATAGGCGTTAAGTTTAACAGAGGTCACGCTACTGTGATGCACGGAGTTAAAAAACATACTATTGCTTATGATCGTGGTGGTTATTACATGGAGAACTATGACGATTTAGTTTTACTAATGTCGAAGAATACAGACTCAGAAATTGAAAGCCAAGAAGATTATGCAGAGAAAAACAGGTCTGTCATAGAGAAATTACACGAGCAGAACGGAAAGCTTAAAGAAGAGCTATTCGACATAAAAAAGAATACAAAACTATTATTACGATCAATCAAGGAACAAAAATCATTAACAATTAAATTAAAGGAAGCATGCAATTAAGAGGTAAAGTAGTATCAATTAAAGAAGTCCAAGTAATTTCTGACACATTTAAAAAGCAAGAGGTTATCTTAAAACAAGAGGGTGTTGAATACGATGCTGATGTTCCGATAGAGTTTATACAAGATAAAGGAATAGAACTTGCGAAAGACTTAAAAGTAGGTCAGTCTTACGATATTGATATAAACATAAGCGGTCGAGAATGGAATAATAGACACTTTGTGAGTTTAAAAGCTTGGAAGGTTGCAGGTGTTGAATCTGCACCTGAACAAGAACCATCTGGTGATGGAATGCCCTTTTAGAAGAGTATTAGATATACTCGATTGGCTTAACTTGGAGGTGCTTTAATTAGTGCCTCCTTTTTTTTTGCATACGAATTTAATTTGCGGGTTAAAAGGTGGATTTTGCGGGTTTTGCGTGTAGCTTGATTGTCAGATAGTTAAGGGTGGGCATTTAAGGGCATTAAGCGAGGGCATTTAAGGGCCTTGATTGGGGCAATTAGGGGCAACGCTGATTCTTAGATAGTTACAAGTGGGCAATTGTGGGCAATTATTTTTTATACATATTACTAAAGTAAGTTAGTTTATTAAATATATTATTTGTATATTGCAGCCATCGAGTGGACGCGATAACTAAAACATTTTTATAAAAAGCCTATTTCCGCGAGACGTCCACCTCAAAGAAATAGGTTTTTTTTATACCTAAACATTATATTATGAGCATTAAGAAACTACTAAGCCAAAACGCATTCTGGCAGGTAAACAAAGCAATGGCAAAATTGATCGGTGTAGATGCTGCATTAATACTCTCAGACCTTATAGCAAGAGAAGAGTATTTCAAGAGCAAGAACATGCTTGTAAGTATTAACGGCAATGGTTATTTCTTTGTTACAAGCGATGATATAGAGGACACAACCACTTACTCCTACCATATACAAAAGAAGTGTATTAAAATTCTAAAGGAGCATGGAATGATTGAAACATTTTTGAGAGGCATACCTGCTAAAACACATTATAGGGTAGTAGAATCTAAGGTAGAAGAGTGCTTCAAATCAAGTTCTGAAAAAATTAACAAACTTAAAGATTTAAATCAGAGTATTGAAATAATTAAAGAACCAGTTATTAAAAAAATTAAGAACTGTGATGTAAAAGATTTAATAACTATTAATAAGAATAAGAATAAGAATACAAATAAGAATAATAATAATATAGAGAAAAAAGAAAGTGAAGATAAACCTTCCTCTCTCTCTCAGGTAGAAACTTATTTCGATATTAAATCTTTTGATAAAACAGAAGCTATTAACTTTTTTGAATACTATGAAAGCAATGGTTGGAAAGTAGGTAAAAATCCAATGAAGAAATGGAAGTACGCAGCTAATAGATGGGTTAAGAATGCACGCCCTAAGTACGGAAACAAAAGCGAACCAGTTAGTCTTGCTAAAAAGTATTTCCCTGAAATGTTCGGGTTGGAAGGTCAGGAGGTAAAAGCGTTAGACTTGAATAAAGTATTTGGTGCTAAAGATTAGTTCAGGTCAAAAATTAGTATTAGATTTACAAAAACAAAAACTATGAAGATAACAAACGAATGCAACATGGAGTTAATGGCGAGGTATGAAGATAATCACTTTGACTTAGCAATAGTAGACCCTCCTTATGGAATAGGGTTTAGCGATTACGAGCGTGGCAGTAGCAGTCTAAAGACTAAAGAAAGGCACACTAAGAATGGTAAGAAGAAATGGGATGAAAACATACCTAATGAAGTTTATTTTACTGAACTAAAGCGAGTATCTAAGCATCAAATAATATGGGGTGCAAATTATTTTAATATGCAACCAACTCAGTCTTTTATATTTTGGTATAAACAAAATCCAGTACCAAATTTCGCAGACGGAGAATATGCATGGACTTCATTCTCTAGACCCGCAAAATGCTTTAGCTTTAGGTATTACGGCAATTTAGAAGGTAATACTTCTGCTAGTGAAAAACACCATCCTACTCAAAAACCGATTGCATTATACGAATGGCTTTTAATGAACTACGCAAAGCAAGGAGATAAAATACTAGACACGCATCTAGGAAGTGGCTCTATTGCTTTAGCTTGCCACAACTTAGGATTTGATTTAACGGCTTGCGAATTGGATAAGGAATACTTTGAAGCTAGTCAGAAGAGATTAAAACAACATCAATCACAATTAAGAATATTATGATGGAAATAGGAAAAGAACAAACCTCAGAATTATTAATCTTTTGCAGCAACTTAGTAAGAAGAACATTCTTTGAACTAAGCCAAAACAAGAACGATGCTGATGTTAGTATAATGTCTAACATACTAAGCAATGACTTAATAGAATCGTTCAGTACAATGACTTATGAGGACGTGGATAGTGCGTTTAAGGTTGGTGTTCGTACAGGTGACCAATATGCAGTAAACCCGAAGACATGGTTTATATGGCTTAATGTTCGTAAGAAAAAGAATGGTTTAAAAATCAATAAGCTATTCCAAGAGAAGCAAGCTATTCAGATTGAATATAATTCCTCTAATACAGATAGGTATGCGGATCATAAAGAATATGTATTGAATGTGGTTGTAACCAAATACGAAGAATGGCTTAACTTTAAAGAGCCTCAAAGCAGGTTTGGAAATGCTTTTAAATTGTCTGGCGTTAAGATGCAGTATGAATGGTTTGAAAAGAACGGATTTATAAATATAACTCCAGAAGATGCTGCAACTTTAAGGCGAAGAGTAAGAGGTTCTATCAAGCACGAAAACGGATCTTCTACAACGTTAAAATATAAGATTGATAATGCTTGTAGGGAGCATTTAATAAACGAACTATACGCAGAATTAAAAGAAGGTAAGGTAAACCTAAGAGAGCAAGCGATTGAAATATTAAACGAAAAGACATGAAATCAGATGAAGACAAATTACAAGCAGCCGTTGTTGCGTACTTAAAGCTAAATTATAATGCTTTATATTGTGCCTCTCTCGGTGGGCAGTATCAGAAGTATGATTCCCAAAGATTGAAGGCTAAACGTACTGGATATAAAAAGGGTTTTCCAGATTTATTTATCTACGAACCTAAAGGTTGTTATAATGGATTAGCTATCGAGTTAAAAGCTTTGGGAAGCTCACCCTTTAAGAAGAATGGTGACTATAAAAAGGATTATGGTATAGGTGGTAAACGATACAGTCAGACTGAATGGATAGAGAACCTTAGATTGCGAGGTTATAAAGCAGAGTTCTGCACAGGCTTTGATGATGCAAAAGAAAAGATTGATAATTATTTCAGTATGTAATTAGTTCAATTCAAAAATTTACTTTAAATTAGCCAAATGAGAAACAAGATAAGAATTATGCCACCTATAAATAAGCAAACATCGTTTGAATTAATGTTTGGTTATGATGGAATAGAGCCAAAGAAAGCACAAAAAGCCTTAGTATATGAACGTAGTAAGGGTAAGCTCAACGGACAAAGTATTTAGAGAGCAAGCTACTTGAACGCTGCACACAAGTCCTATCGAAATCTGAAAAGGTTTAATTTTAACACGATAGGCAAATCTACGAGAGGTGACTGCGTGAGTGTTACTAAATCAACTTAAACCATAGGGGTTTAAAGATCAGCATGGGGGCGATGGGGATTGCCTCCATAGTGGGTTAAAACAAGACTAAGAGATGAAAGACGAAAAGAAGAAACCAACAGAAGTAGCCGAAGCAATGTTTGAATCATGGATTGTTGATTTAGAAGATAAGGATCAGCCAGAAAATTGCTCAATTGACAACGAAGATTGCGAAGCTTGTGGATCCTAGTATAGAACAGAAGGTGTGTGCTAAGATATTAGAACGTGCCAAGATGGGGAAAAACAAATACGGCACTACAATGGAGCGTACAGACCTATCAATTGATGAGTGGTTAACTCATGCACAAGAGGAGGCAATGGATTTGTCAATATATTTAGAGAAAATAAAAAGCGAGATAGCTTTGATAAGAAAATAATTACCTATATTAGCAACATATTCAAACGTAGTTGTTTTGTAAGGGGGTGGAGCTTGAAACCTTCATCCCCTTTTTTTATAACTACAAATTAAAACAACTACTATGAAAGGATTAATTAACAGAGTAATATTACAAGG